CTGGAGTCAAATATCTGCTTTGAAAGTAGTCCACCAGCCCACGCCTATCGCTAGACGTTGATGACTACCAAGTACCACTCTGTGGCACACCAGTGATTAATTCCAGAAGTCTGTCTGGACAGGCCGGGAAACACACACCGGCTATTTAGGGTTTAATTCCGTTTGGTGGCCAACCAACTTTCAGTTATACCCAACGGACAGGGTCCCCAATGGAGGGAATTTTAGAATGTTTTCAGGACCCCAAGAAAGGGCAACTCACGTTGTAATTTATATACCGGCCTCCTTACCGGTTAATGTTTTATGCATAATACAAACGCCTACGGTGTAGCCGATAATTCTCAGTATAGTAGAAATTACTGCTATACCCAGGCGCAATAGTTGGTAGCTTGACGGGCCGTTTGACATCAATAGTTCCAGGAGGTGGAAGAGGGGGTATGTAGGAGTCTTTTGGAAGCTCATTGATCGCCTGTTGTAACTTAACAGTTTCAGCAATGGTGTATCCAAGAGCTGCAAGAGATGCGGCCAAGAAAACACCAGTAATTGCCATTACAGGCCAATCAAATATGGCCTCAGGTGCCTCAGCGGCTAAAGCCGCTTCCTCACCAGTGACCGCAGCTTCCTCAGAGGCTTCAAGGGCTTCCTCTGTCGCCAGCTCATCCTCAAGTGGAATATCATACCATGGACCACTCCTTTCCATCTCCGTTGTTGGAGTGGGGGGTGGTGCCTCCGACCCAATGGGGGTATTTGGCGGGGCATAAGGATATGAACTAACACTAGAGGGAGAAGGCGTAACAGTATTAACAATGGAGGGATTAGTAGAACCAGGAAATGCATCTAATAAACTCATGAAGTTAGCACAGAGGCGACCGGTTCAATCAGGTCGCAAATATAAGACACATACAACTCCCCAGGCACGGTTGAGCTAGTCACTCCATTATTTCCACAACAGACCCTTACAGTATAAGCACTCTCATCCGTCGGTGTTCCAGGAGAGAACGCCAACGTACCAATTCCTCCGGTGGGGGCGCCCGTCAAAGACCCTCCACCACCATAAGTATTTGAAGTACGAACAAAATACCATGGCTGTGTCAAACGTGTGCAATCAACATCAGTGAAGATATCCGCATCACTTGCCATCGGACCAAAGCCCTTATCAACATTGACAGTCCCCCCAAACCAAGCTGGCCCAGTGGATGAAGTATCACCAGACACAACTTGAGCAAGAGTAGTTGGGTTACTTGACGCCCAATTATAGTCAACATAGATGAAAACCTTGCCAGTAGTAGAAGTAGGACAAGATGAGGAATAAAAGAATCGCAAGAAGCGCCACCGAAACTTAGAATAATTTTGAGCCAATCCAGACAACCAAGGGAAAGACACAGCAATACCAGGGTTGGCATAGATTGTAGAAATATCAAAGTTTCCAGTAGCAGAAGGGAAACTCTTAACCAACTCAAAGTTTTGAACGGTGGCGCAGTTCCCAGACATAACCATCTTTGGGAACTTGCTGCCGCGGCCTACAATTGTACCTACGGCGCTAGGAGCCGCAGCATCTCGCATGGTTAATAAACGTTGCGAGGGCGCAGCTCGAGGGGAAGGAAGAGATCTGGGTTTGGCTTTCGCCTTAGCCATCCTCTTCCTAGCAGCTTTTGAAAACTTCTTTTTCATGTTTGTATTGGATCCCGCAACATGAAAAACGGGACTGTACATCCAGAAACCCCCAATGGGGTGGAGCCGTGCAGTCTCTCGGCATTCTGATTAGCACGTAATTATTTAAGGTTAAACCAACGTTTTGGTCCGTTTAAGTTTCTGAACCCAATCAACACCCAAACATAGGTGCTAAGTGGACCAATTCATCTGTTCTTGAGAAATGGTATCGAAAGGACAGTTTTCTATAGAGTGCCTCCAGACTAACCTGCTGGTCTGGAGTCGTCCCAAAAGCAAGATAAAATGAAAATCTAGTGCTTTCGGCCACAGGAGCATATTTTCTAGCCATGCCCCTTGACAGCCACTCCATTCCTCCTGTCAGCCCAACCTTAGCCAACTTACGTCTGTATGATGTAGTACGAGCTCGTTTAACATCCCCAATTTGATTGGCTGCACGGCAAAGTGATGAATAAAACTCTTGGCAGACGGGGACACCACCAGTAAGGCTGAGGCCCCCATCTCCAACGGCTTGTAGCCATTCTTTACAAACAGCTTTACTATCAAGCTGCTTAAGGCTTAAACAATCCTTTGCCATCGCTTTTGGGAAATTGCGAACCATGATATACTCACCATCCACGCAGACGGGGTGGGTTTGACAAAACTCTATCCCCTCAATATAATCGACGGGTTCCTCAACCTTCATATTGAACCCCATTTCCAAGAACCATTTTGACAACCCACTCTGGAATCTCAGCAGGTTCGAACGCTCCATAATGACAACACAATCATCGCCATTATTAGATAATGAAGCCTTAATCCCCCTTTCCTGCAAGTATGCATGTACAAGTGCACACATAATTAAGCAGTTACCGAGGGCAGTATTCATATCCCCTGACATTCGGCAACCTTTCGTTGAGTACCGTAGTTTTCCATCCTTGGTATAACCACGAACATCATTGAAAAGTTGCCAGCTGAGCAACTTACGAAGTTCAGCAGAATTGAAAATGGCATCATAAACACTGTGTTCCCATTTTAACGCATCAACACTAACATGTTGATCAAATCGTGAAGCGTCCAATCCCACCGCCACAGGATCCCTGAACTGGTCCCACTTATCTTTGAATATGGCACCAATCTGTTTGGCATTGTACCCTTTCATGACCGTAGGAGACCCAAAGATACGCGCAATAACAGCGTAAATCTGGTGCTCCACAGGTCTCAAAAATCTACCAACCTCAACATTATACCTAGGATCCCTTGGAGAAATAACACGAGGATCTGGGTCAGGTTTGTCATCGAAGTTAATAAACTCCGCCTTGACAAAAGCCTTAATGCGCGCATCTCGAGAAGTTATACCACTGGTAAGTAAACTCTCGACGGCGTTGGAATAGAGGGTTTTTCGGCGGCCCGAGTAGTATTCCACAAACTTGTTGCGGTCAACTGGAGCGGCTCCATTGAAACGTCTCACAACCAACGAGCGGAAACCCGCCAACCTACGCGCAAACTCCCCCTCGAGGGGCTGAGGTGTAGGTGCCCCCTTAACAGTAAGGACACGTGTGTACACCCCTCGAGCTAGGTTAGATAGAGAAGAATTATGCACAAGGTAACGGTTCGGAGGAGAAAACCCCGCTACCTGGAAAAACCGCCTTTGATGCGGCAGGGCTCCTAAGTTCCTCTTGATGGTCAAAGCGGGATGCTGCACCTTAATTGGCTGTGCCTCAACCCCCACCAAAGAACCTAGGCACCCCTAGGCTTGAACAAAGTCCTTCACACGGCCAAAGACGCCGTAGAAAGACTCCCACACAAAAGACATTTCCTGATCTCGTGTAATAGCCTCACGAGAAAATTGCACTTGGCGTGCCATAATATCCATATCAGTAGGAATAAAACACAATGCAGTAGCAACGTCCAAAATTTTCGCAACATCAGTTGTGCGAACATTACGTTCAACACAAATCTCTGCAATATATTGGCGCACCATACGCCAATTCGCTTCAGTGCGTCTGGGCAATGCAAATTTCGCTCGAACAAGCAAAACACATGTTCGAACCAATCGAGTTTTTAACTTACCAGATTTTAGATACTGGACACTAGCTAAGTTTTCATCCTCAGGATCTACGCTGCCAAGGTCGGCCATAACCTCAGCAACAAAGTCCTCCACACGTTTAGGAACGCACACAACTTTCGATTTAGGTCGTAAACACAACCAACAAATAATCAACACAAGAAAGCAAATGGTAATTTCCAAAAACATAGGAGAACTAGTCAATAGACCAACTACTTGTTAGTTTCTAATAAGACGGGAAC